AAGAATGCAGAAGAACGTATCTTAAAAATAGCTCAATTAGAGGTTTTTAGGAAGAATAAGACAGGAAATCTAACAGCATACGCTACAGATGCAAATAACGCTCAATATCTTGCATTACCAACTGATTATCTGGCTCCATTCAGTCTTTCTTATACAGCCAACAATTCAAAAGAATTTGTTATGTTTAAAGACGTAAACTTTGTTCAGTCTTTTAATCCTGATAAATCTACAACTGGTGAGCCTCGTTATTATGCTCAATTCGACATAAATAACTTTATATTAGCTCCTAGCCCAGATCAAGCATATGAAGTAGAGCTACATTACTTCTATAGACCTCCAAGTCTAACGTCTGTAGGCGATAACAATACTACATGGTTAAGTACAAACGCTTCTGTGGCTTTATTGTATGGAACTCTTATTGAGGCTTATACATTTATGAAGGGTGAGGCTGATTTAGTGGCAAACTATACTCAGCGCTTTACTGAAGCTATGTCTAGGGTCAAAAACTTTGGCGAATCTCAAGAAGTTACCGATGCTTATCGCACAGGTTTAATTATGAGAGAAAAAACATGACAATCGGCATAAATAATTATAATATACTAACATTAGATTCATAAGGAGATTATGACATGGCCTTTTCAGGTAATTTTATGTGTACGAGCTTTAAGAAAGAGCTTCTTGAGGCCGTGCATAACTTTAAAAACTCAGGTGGAGACACCTTTAAGATAGCTCTATATACAAATAGTGCTTCTTTTGACGCTACAACTACAGCTTATACTACTTCTAATGAAGTTACAGGCACCAACTATACCGCAGGTGGAAATACACTAACTCGTGTTGATCCGACAAGCTCAGGAACTACAGCGTTTACTGATTTTGCAGATACAACTTGGGCTTCATCTACTATAACTGCTCGTGGAGCTATGATATACAATGATACAGCAGCAGGAAATCCAGCAGTTGTTATCTTGGACTTTGGTTCAGATAAAACATCTACAAATGGTGATTTTACAGTTGTATTCCCAACAGCAGACGCAAGTAACGCGATTATTCGCATCGCATAAGGAGTAACATCCGATGGCGACAATAACGGGATGGGGTCGAGGTTCTTGGTCTGAAGCGGCTTGGAACACCGCCATTCCTGTTACTGTTTCGGGTGTTGCAGGCACAGGCTCTATTGGTTCAGTAAGTATTATTGGTGAAGCCAATATTCCAACAACTGGACTGCAAGCAAATGCTTCAGTTACATCTGTATTAGTAAACGCAGATGCAAATGTTAATGTAACAGGTGTATCAGCAGCAGGCGGAGTAGGTTCCGTTACTGTAGTTGAGGGTGTTGGTGTCAATGTAAACGTCACTGGTGTTGCGGCTACAGGATCACCCGGTTCACTAACCGTAATTGCAGAAGCTGTTGTTAATCCTACTGGAATAGCTGGCATAGGCTCTGTAGGCTCTGTCGTTGTTACTGCTGACGCAATAACTTCTGTTACTGGCCTTGAATCAACTGCATCTGTAGGTGCGGTTACTGTTATTGCTGAAGCAGTTGTTAATCCAACTGGAATTGCCGCTACAGGCGGAGTTGGTTCTGTTGATGTAGGTATATTTGTTTCAGTAAACGTAACAGGTTCACAAGGAACAGGCCAAGTAGGCACTGTTGATACAGAATCAGACGCAATTGTTAATATTACAGGAGTTTCTGCTACAGCAGACACTGCTCAAGTTTTAGTTTGGGGAGGTATTGTGCCAAATCAAAATCCAAGCTATAATCCAATTAATCCATCTTCCACCCCATCGTGGACTGACGAATCTCCGTCTCAAAGCCCCGGATGGGACGATATAGCAGCATAGGAACGCAAAATGGCTAGTACATATACGTTAAATAATGGGATCGAACTCATAGGAACTGGCGAACAGTCAGGCACATGGGGCGATACAACAAATACAAATTTAGAACTAATTGATACCGCACTAGACGGTCAAGTTAGTTTAACATTATCATCAGCAGGCTCTTCTGGATCGCCAAACGCGCTTCCAGTTTCAGATGGCGCATCATCTAACGGTAGAAATCGTTTAATTTCTTATGTAGATGGCGGTGATCTTGGAGCAACAGCTTATGTTCAATTAACACCAAATGATGCTGAAAAAATCATTTACATTCGAAATGCCTTATCTGGCTCTCGTAGTATCATTGTCTTTCAAGGTACATATAACGCATCTAATGACTATGAAATTCCAGCAGGTACAACAGCAGTTGTTTACTTTAATGGCGGCGGTACAGGTGCCGTAGCCGCAAACGTATTTAACAACGCTTATTTTGATGGTTTAAGATTAGGTAGCGTTTCTGTTACAGCCATACTCGACGAAGATAACATGGCATCTAACAGTGCTACAGCTCTTTCTACACAACAGTCAATCAAAGCCTATGTAGACGCACAGGTTGGCACGGTTGATACGCTGGCGGAGGTTCTTGCTAACGGTAATACGTCCGGCGGTACGGATATAGCAGTTTCCGCTAATGACGACATTACATTTGCGGACAGCTCAAAAGCCATATTCGGAGCTGGGTCTGACTTACAGATTTATCACGATGGTACTCATAGTTATGTTAGGGACGACGGAACTGGTAATCTAAATATCCAATCAAACGGAACTCAGATTAACTTACAAAAACCTGATGGCACAAAGATGATTGAAGCCATCAACAACGGCAACGTGGTATTATATTCGAATGGCACTGAGCGGTTAAGAGCTAATGGTACAGGCATTGACGTAACAGGCACAGCCGTAACAGACGGCCTTACAGTTGCTGGTAATGTTTCAGTAGACGGCGGCACAATCAAGCTAGACGGAAACTATCCTGTTGGTACAGGCAACGTGGCGTTGGGTGATACTGCTTTAAACTCACTTACAAGTGGAAGTTTTAACACTGGAGTTGGACAGGCAGTATTATATAATGTTACTTCAGGAATCCGTAATAGTGCTTTTGGAAACCATGCTTTATATTCAAATACAACAGGTAATTATAATGTAGCTATTGGAGGATATGGTGCTACTGGATTAAGTGCTTTATATTATAACACAACAGGATCAAGTAATACTGCGTTGGGTGATGAAGCACTAGCTAAAAACACCACCGCAAGTAAAAATACAGCAGTTGGGTATCAGTCGCTTTATGATAATACTACAGGGCATTCTCTTACTTCTGTGGGGTATGCAGCTTTAGCAAATAATACTACTGGTGAGTATAATGTCGCCGTTGGTAGAGAGGCTTTGCTTGCAAATACCACAGGCGGAAACAATGTGGGGTTAGGCCGTGATGCCTTACGATCCAACACCACCGCATCTGGCAACATAGCCGTTGGTTATCAGGCGGGTTATAGTAATACGACTGGGACTGATCTAACGGCGATAGGTTATCAATCATTGGATGCCAACACCACGGGTAACTATAGCACCGCTGTAGGTTATGCTTCTTTAGGAACTAATACCACAGGTAGCGCAAACGAGGCTTTTGGTCGTGAAGCATTGCGACTGAACACCACTGGTTCTAACAATACTGCACTTGGTTATCGTTCTCTTGATGTTAATACGACAGGCGGAAACAACATTGCAGTCGGTCAGTTTGCCTTGGGGAGCAACACCACCGCAAGCGACAACACTGCGGTTGGGTATCAATCGCTTTTTAGTAACGTCACAGGAACTTCGCTTGTTGCTGTTGGATGGAAGTCCCTACAGTCAAACACCACAACTGGTAACACTGCGGTTGGAATGAACTCTGCTCGTGCCACAACTACTGGAGCAGATAACTCAGCACTTGGGCATGATGCTTTACGTTACAATACGACAGGCGGCTTTAATACTGCTGTAGGCAAACAAGCACTCTTTACCAACACCACCGCAAGCAACAACACGGCAGTTGGCTATCAGGCGGGGTATAGTAATACTACTGGTGCGCAAATAACAGCCATGGGTCAATCAGCTTTAAGATTAAATACAACAGGTGATTATAACAATGCTTTTGGTTATCAAGCATTAAACGATAATACAACTGGCAATTACAATGCGGCATTTGGTTCTCAAGCACTAGCTTCAAACACCACCGCAAGCAACAACGTAGCAGTTGGGTTTCAGGCTGGGTATACTAATACGACTGGGGCGCAGAATACATTTGTTGGGCATTTTTCTGGTCGTAGTAATACCACAGGGGTAGATAATACCTTTTCTGGAAGACAGGCAGGTTACACTAACTCAACAGGTAATTATAATACAGCTCTAGGTACTTATTCCTTTATATTAAACACAACTGGAAGCAATAACACCGCTGTTGGGTATCAAGCAGGGTACAGTAATACTACTGGAGGTAATAACGTAGCTGTTGGTCAAGCCGCACTTTTCTCAGTTACTACATCTTCAAATAGTACAGCTGTCGGTTATAACGCATTAAGAAATACCACAAGTAATTGGAGTACAGCTGTCGGATTTTCAGCATTGCAGGAGCAGACCACTGGAAGTAGAAACACAGCGGTTGGCTATCAGTCTCAAGTTTTAACAACTACAGGTGTAAGCAACATATCCATGGGTATGCTTTCATTAAAAACTAATACTACAGGCTCTTATAATACTGCCCTTGGTGATGACGCACTACAAGCAAACACC